AAGGAATACCTTATGCTCAAACAGCTATAACTGCAATGGAAGGTAATGCTGCCACGCTCAAGGTTTTAAATAATTTCAGAGGCGCTGAAATAGAAACAATACTGCAAAGTGCAGCATTACAAGCAGAAGCCACACAATTGCAAAAAGAAAAAAACAGAAATGACCTTATAGCTGTTACTAAGTCTGCCGCGCAGGCCAAAGCTCAAGCCGAAGTATTTTCCAAAACAGAACGGTATGCTCAAATTATTCAAAAAAGACTTGAGCAGGAGATATCTCAATCCGAGATAGCTGCAAGAGATGCTCAATTAAAAAATGAATTTTATAATATTGAAAGTAATAGACTTGCTTTAGTTAAAAGTCAATTACAATCTGAAATAGATAATTTAAATACTGATAACTTAATTAAGCAATCTAGATTGGAGTTGTTGACTCAGTATGGAAAAATTAATGAATTGGTGGCTGGGCAGATTCAACAAAGCAGATTGCAAGCGACTACTGATTTAGCTACATCTATTGAAACGGCGCAACAAACAGGAACACCTGAGTCAATGGTTGATGTAGCCGAAAAGATGTCTGCCCTTAATAGAGAGATGAACACGGGCAGTAGAGCTATGGACGCTCTTAGAGAAAGGCTCGCAGAGGCGCAAGTCAATGCCGCGAACCTCGGGGCAGATTTAGTAAACATTGGATTCGATCAAGCAAAGAGTGGATTAAAGCAATTATTTAAAGATATTGGAAGTGGTGCAAAGAGCGCAAGTGAGGCGTGGGAAAGCTTCGGACTGAATATAGCAGACAGCCTTCTCGATAGAATCATGGAGCATAATATAGACAAAATGATGTCTAATCTATCAGTTGCTTTTACTGGGCAGGATTTACTGGCAGACGCAAATCAGAGGCTTGCTGCTACCATACCAACACTTAAGACATCAAATGATACGCTCAACACAACAACTGGAGCATTAAACACAAGCATGGGAACCTTGAATACATCTGTTCAAGGATTAACCACAGCGATAGGAAGCATCAACTTAAATCCTGGTCAGCCTACAGTCGATGTAACTATTCCATCAACTCCAGCTCAAGGTCCAGCCGCATCCGCCCCGGTAGAAAAGTTTTTGGGAGGCAAAATACAAGCGTTTAATAAAGGAGGCTTTGTTAAAGGTGAACCGGGGATTGACAGAGTTCCAGCTATGCTGACAGCAGGCGAGTATGTTTTAAACAAAGAACAAGTAAACGAAGTTCAAAAACAAGGGCCATCAACGACTGTATCGAAACCAGATCAGTTTTTCATGGAAAGCCCGAAGCAAATTTCGAAAAACATTGCCCCGAAAAAGACATTCGAAGATAATATCACAGGTAAGCTCAAACTATTCAAGGGTGGCGTAGTCCAAATGTTTCAGGATGGCGGTTTAGCTAATAAAAAAATAGACAAGGGAGTTTTTGATGTAGAGAAAAGAATTATTGATAAAAAGCAGGTTCAAGAAATACAAAATAAAGAGGTTTTAAATGTCAAGCAAAGCCCAGTACAAGAACTATCCATTAACACTGCAAAGATATCAAATATGGTTTCACCTGAAAAAGCTTTAAAGGGCAGTAAGGAACTCGGGGATATTAAAAAATTTTACGGCGGGAAAATACAAAAATTTGAAGAAGGAGGAATCGCTAAAAGGGTTAAAGCTGGAGCCAAAGGAGCTGCACAATTTGCAGTAATGACTGGGGTTAGTAGTGTTCTATCAAAAAAGTTAAATAAAAAGCAAGATAATCCACCACCAAAATTTGATATGCGTAAGCTTGAGAACTTGGATTTAGGTTCTGATGTTAATATCAAAAGAGGCGACCCAAGATTAAGTGCTAGATTTATTGCGGAAGATCCAGTGATGCAGGAGTACAGGGATCATTTGCTTGAACTAGCTACTTATAGGGCTCAAAAAACCAACGAAAAATTTAGAGAAAAACAAGGTACTCTTGCTTCTGTTATGGGAGCGGTCATGAGTTTTGCTGTCTCACAATTAGTTTCCGCCGCCGCTAAACCATTGCAAAAAAGCATACAAAAAGGTAAAAACTTTATGGGTAAAACCATGGGTCAGCATAAAGATGCCTACAAGAATGCAATGAGTATACCTGGCGGTAAAGACTTAAATTACAGCCAAGTTAGTAAATCAATAAAATCAGGAAAGCCTATCGATATTGGTGGAAAAGAATATACCTATCAAAATGGATCATGGCTTAATCCAGTAAAGAAACAAGGCGGAGGCTCGATACCAGCAATGCTTACAGCAGGGGAAGGCTTCGTCCCGGCTCCTATTGCAAGAAGGATTGGCTACGGTAATTTAAATAAAATGAACCAAACGGGATCCCTTCCTATAATCAATGGACCAGCAGGCATTGATAAGGTTGGACCAGTTGGATTAAATGAAGGAGATTTTATAATCAAAAAATCATCAACGGATAAACTACTAAGAGAGAATCCGAATATGATGAAATTCGCATTACAAAACCCAGAAGGTTTCAAGAAGGGAGAAAGAGGATACTATGAAGGTGGGGTAGTAGGTACAGCGACACGCGCTGCGCCTGTTGCATCAAAAACATACAAACCTCAATCTGCGCCAGAGCAAAGAAACCGCATAAGTTCATTGATTGAAGAAGTAGATCAAACTAAAGCTCAAGAAAGCGCACAATCCACAAGTAATTCAGTAACTAATAATATCAATGTTAATGTAAGTATTGATAAATCTGGCAATGAGTCAGTATCAACAGAACAAACGGGATCTAGCCTGGAGCAGGAAAAAGATCTAAGCATGAAGATCAAGGCAAAAGTTCTGGAAGTTATCAGGGATGAAAAGAGAATTGGCGGAGAGCTTAGTTAATGAAGCAGACTCACTTAGGATACGAGCAAAAGTTTTATTTGAATGGCACCCAACTTTCGGGTGTTCAGAGCGTTAATGGATCTTATGGAATACAAGAGCAGCCAATTAATATTTTAGGATGGGGTCATGTTGGCGGAAAGTATTATCCAAACCCTGACTATATCCTAGATCAACAGAATGGTTTTATATTGAATGAAGAGGGCTTCAAAATGGTTGCCGACAATCCATGTGTTGATGTTGATAAAATTTATCCAGACAGTTTGGCGGTTTTAAGTGCTCCACTAGAAGGTTCTTTTTCTATAAATTCTGCACTTGTTAGCCGAGATATGCTCATCGATTTCACTGGAGATAATCCTTTTACCGGAAGCATTCATTATGCGAGTAATTATTTCGGGTTTGAAAGCGGTTACATAACGGACCATTCTGTAAGCTGTGCGATTGGTCAATTACCGACCACATCTACTAATATTCGAGTTTTTGGAGATATTGGAGGTGCCCCAGACTTCATAAGGACAGAAGATGATTCTAACGTCAACCAAGAAACTGAATACGGAATGGTTACAGAAGACTCAAGAAAAGAAGGCTTATATAATGCATCTGGCAAAAACCCTTTTCCTGAAATAGTGATACCAAGTCAAGGATCAATAAGCGTGGAATGCTTTGGTGCAGAAACAGACAGGGTTACGGCATTCACTCACTCGATTAATGTGCCCATTGACCCAATATATATAGTTGGCTCATCTAGAGCTATACAGGTTGATGTATCTTGGCCCATCACAACCACAACTTCAGTATCTTTAGATGTTGATGAATACGAATATCATTCGTTAAGAGAATATTTGGTATCCCCAAACCTTGAAGATGTTAAAATAAAAATAAATGACTGCTTTGGCAGGCCAGTGCATCATTACATAGTATCATCAGCGAGATTAGTGGGTGAGTCGATGTCAGCATCATCAGAGGGCAGAATGACTGTAAATTTAGAGTACAAATCTTATCATAATAAGAGATGAAGAAGCCTTTTTTTAGATATGAAGACGTGCCACTAATATTGGCTCGGGGGGATGAAAGAGCTGCTGCAATCTTTGCGAACAGCGCGAGTATATCTGTAGATCAATCATTATCGGTGAAGAAAACTGTTGATGATTATAATATATCTTTCGCTTTGCAAACTGGGGATGTGTATTTTCCAGAGGCTCAAGAATCGGGATTCCTTATGGGGCCTGTTGATGGGCCGGCAATAAAAGCTCAAGAATCAATAGAGGTAATAAAAAGTGGCTCAAGAATATCATACCCAAATGGAGCTTCTTTGTATTTAACCGAAGATCTATTACCTGGAGATTATTATGTTAATGTTCGCTCTACCTGCGAAACTTTATTAAGGAAAGATGAAGACGTTCCACATGGAGAAGTTGAGGTTTTAAGAAATTATGCGGCAAATGATATAGCAAGAGGGACACTAAACATCAGTTACTACATGAACACGGGAAATCTAGAATCTTTTTCTGATGTAACTGGATTGATGGATTTGCAAAGCTATCCACATACTGATGAAGGAAAGATAACAGGCTCCTTGGGAGATTATATGTTTTATGACGCATATATTAAAGAAGTTAGCTTTTCGGCGCAACCTTTTCAGCCAATTCAAACAAATGTAACTCTTGACATATACGGGGCACTTGATGTAAAGGAGGGCCTTTCCGAAGAAATTATAGAGAATTATGGATGTTATGGGTATATTCTTCCTCCACAAAAAAATATACCACATGCAATGAATACTAAAATAGTTGGGTCAGAATCTGCAGGGATGAAGTATCCACTTAGTTTTAGTTATAAAATAACTGCAGAACGAAAACCTGAGGTATATTTACCCATAAGTGGCAGATATGATACTGGAGGAGAAATTCCAGATAGAGTCACAAAAGAAGATATAGAGGTCGTTATAGAACTTGCAGGAGAGAGACTCGATCCGCATTTAAAACTTGACGGTCAAAGAGCTGATGTATCAATAAAATTATCAGATTTAGGTTTTGATCCAGAATATACGGATAATAACGCTGGGTCAATGAAGGAATTTAAATTATTAAGAGATCCAAACGATAGGCAACCATACGCAACACCTTATCAAGCTTATGGTGTCATCGAATCAAATAAATTAACAATATCTGATCAAGGCTATCTACAGGGATCTGTGACAATAAGGCAATCTTATAGATAATGGACATATCAGCAAAAGACTGGCAGACGGGAATATCGTATAAAAAAGACGATATCGTAAGGATAGATAATCTCTCCACGCCAAACTATGTTGATATAAATGCTGAGCGAGCAATAGGAGAAATCTTATTAAATCTTACTGATGATCAGGAAAATTTCTTACAAACAGACGCAAATGAATTTATTGGTGTTGATGTAGGAGATTTATACAAAGGAGATGTTTCGCCGCAAGTTTTAATTAGCTCAAGCAAAGAAACGAAATACGGATTTTTATTTAAAGTTGATCCAAGTATTGGGTATTCAGCCCAAGCAATGATAAAAAAGAATACAGAGGAATCTGATTTAAATGATGCTTATACAACTTATTTATTTACCGAAGAGGGGCAAATTAATAAAGAAACTTCAATTGGTGTTGGAGTAGGAATAAAATTTTACGATAAAAGTTTGAACGGCTTATCGGTGGCTGATGAAAGAAAAACAAATCGAGCAATGGCTTCATCTGAGCTTAATCATCTCGAATGGTATAACGCTCAACTCGATATAGCCTCAGAAGATATTCCTCAGCAAGCTGCTTATGGTATAGCTTTTGTTTTTGTATATGGACACAAGTCTGGCGGTTTTGATTTTAAACAAATTAAAGCATCTCCACTTAGTCAATATTTTTATTGCACAGAAGATAATATTTCATCTTTAGATTTAGTACCTCCTCAAAGTGGATATTGGACTCAAGAGTTTCATTGGCGTCCTTCGTATAATACGCGGGCTGCGTTTTCAGCAATCAACGAGTACATGAAACTTGGTGACGGAAACGACTATATTACTAATAGTAGTATCAATTCTTTGCCTCTTGAATTAAGTTTAAATTTTAATAATAGAACGGATAAGCAATCTAAGGCTATTATACATTTTTTACAAGAAAAGCATTTTCCTTATGATTCTATATTTTCACTTAGTTATAATGCTAACAAGTTGTTGTCTGAGGAGACTGGTTCATTTAGATTCAAATATACTTATCCATACAGAAAAGATTTAAAGTTTACTTGTACTAATTTTTCGCATAATATTGCGTCCAGAAACAATAATAATATCGCAGCAACATTCGTTTGCAACACTGAGAGTACATTAAAAAGTGTTGATAGTCACGAAGGGTTCAATATGCGAACAGATGCATTATTGCCTGTTTACATCGACCAAGATACTGAATTTAAAAAAGGAGAAAAAATAACACTAAACACTTTCTCTCTTGAAGAGCCTGCGGCATCTGAGCTTGAGGGTGCATTAAGCATCGAAGGATCTGACTTTGAGAATGGCGTACCCAGGTCAGCGATTGTTAAGTTTACTGAAGCGCAAAATTTAGATACTCAAGATTGTGTTTACATTACTGCCCCCGAAAATTCTATATACAACGTAGGCAAAGTAAAGGTTACCGAGGTAACCAGTGATACTGAATTTAAAGTTGGCCCAATACTGGAAGAAGGTGATACTGAAAAAGTTCAAAATTACCAGCAGATACAATATTTGTTTATCAAGCAGTTAGATAGATGTCCTGAGGACTGCTTAAACTCAAGGCCTTTATTTCCTGATGGGGCCTCAATTATTAATCCTGAAATTATAGATCCACAATCAGGTGAAGCTAGAAAAAGAATCGTATTCTTAAAGAATTACCGCCGACTCATATTAGAGTCTCCGATTACTCAGTCAACTTCGTCGGTAACATTTACCCCTGTAGAGAATTTTACTCTTCGCGCCGAAGAAGATTTCAAGCTTATTATTCCTGCAGTTACAGGGCGTAGTAGTATATATATTGAAGACCCCGAAGGTATTCCTAAATATCCATGGTTGAAGGTTCGCGCTTTCGAGCATAAGCCGTCTTTTGCGTTTAGTGTCAATCAGGCTCCAGAGCATATAAGTACAGATTTTCTGGATAGCTATGTAAAGAAATATAAAAAAGGGATAAATCAAAATTTGTTTACTTTGAATCTTGTGTTTGATCTAAAGACTGACAGGGAAGCTGCTGAGATATTACAATTTCTAGAAAGTCACTTAGGTTACAAAAAATTTAGGTATGATCTACCAAGGCCATATATCAAAGACCTTGACTATATAACAACTCCTAATAGACAACTCAATTCAATTTTTTACTGTCCAGCTTGGGAGCATACAGTTGTTTATAAAAACAACCACACTATTACGGCTACATTTGTAGAATCCGTCACCTCTCATCCTGAAGACCTTAGGGATGTTTACGGTTTATACGGAAGAGATGAAGAAGGTCCTTGTTTTGCAGCTAAATTAGCAAATCCAATTACAGAGCATTATTTATGTACATTTTCCTCAAACTTACAAATGGCGGAAGGGTCAGGATTTAGCTTGGACGCTGACGGCAACAAACGTTTAGGGGCAAAAAATAAAGCAGTAGATTTAGTGTTTATCGTTGATATGACTGGTAGTATGCAGTCCACTTTGACTACAGGCGGAACTACTGTGACGAAACAACAAGCCGCTATTGACACTATACTCAAAATGATAGTCGCTCATGATGATTATGTAATGCCCGGAACCTATAGTTACGGCGGAGAGTTTGAGGCTCCAGCGATTTCTTTTCAAGATATTTCGGGCGATTCCAATGTTCCGCCCTGGCCCGTTGATGCAAGTCAAAAAAGTTTGATTGATATTAATGCTGGCGATGTAAATAGTAATCTCAAAGAAAAAGGTTATCGAGTAAACAATCTAGAGAGATTTAAAATCAAAGTAGACCAGAAAAGAGTGAATATTGGTTTCATCTTGATGGCTGACCAATCACAAACAGTGATCGATTTAAGTGAGATCCCCGATGCTTTTGATAAAGATATTGTTTACGATTCGGTTATTAAAGTCAAGGATAATAGGATACCTTACGGAGATGGAGAGTATTTTTCAAAAGTAATAAGTAAAGCACTTGCTCAGATGTACAATACTCCAAGGGCTGAATATGTTACTGATAGAATCATTATTATTCTAAGCGACGGAGAAACTTATACTGGGGATACCAGCGGGGGTCGTGGCAGTAAATACAGCCCCTCTGCCTTGCAAATGTGTGCAGCTCTAAGAAAAAATGGCGCACTTGCAAAAAGAAGACCAACTGATAGTGTTTTGAGCCAGTATGGACATGGAGGAAATACTCCGGCCTCAAAAATGCAAGAGTATCAATATCAAGAAAAAGATGGTAAATCCAGGTTGATAAATCCAGATTTAGGCAGCTCTAATCCATTGTGGTATTCAGAAGACTTACCTACTATTGTTATGTTTGCGGGAATTGGCTCACCTAGTTCTGGTGTTTCTAGCTTGGCAAAAAATTATGTTTACGACTACGATGGTGCTTCTCCGTATACAGCGGCACCAACAAAGACTCCTCAGTTTTATTTTCCGATCACCGATGGAGGTGTTCAATCGAAAGAATTAGAAAGATTGATGGATTTAATCAAGACTGTAGAAATCTTGACTAGCGATTCTGGGTTCAACAATTTATTCTCATTAACCCTGCACAATTGCGGGCCGCATGAAGTAGAGATACTGAATACTCTTATAAATATAAAATCACAAGCAGGACCGCTACAATGGACTACAGAACTTTTGCGCCAAGGAATACCAAAGGGCGGTGACATAAAAGAGCTAGAGTTATTGGAATCTAGTGAAACCTCTAGTAATGTTACAAGGGGTAAGGGCGGTCAATATTATAATGACCCAAATAATCAAAGTTTGTTTCAAGAAGCGGGAGGTGGGTCAAATATATTGTGGGAATCTTTCAACACAAAATACGAAGTATACAGACAAGGAAAAATACACGAGATTGATGGTGGCTGGAATCCGTTGAAGGAGAGTTTTAGCCTGATTACTGATAGTGGTGAAAATCTTGTGTTAGATTCAGGTGAGGAAATAATAACCGATCCTGAAGCCGCCGGCCCAATAAAAACCAGAGGAGTATTAAATACGGGAGTTGCATTCAAAGGCATGCCTGTCAGAGTTTTTAGAGCAGAATCGGGGTTAGAAATAGTTGATTATAACATAGGTAACGTAAATCAGTCAAATAATTTCAAGGGTGATTATTCTCATTTGCCAAAATTAAAACCAAATGAATCACTAGATTTATTCTTCGGCCTTCGAGTTGGTAGGCTTAGTGACATCAGTGAAGAGGTTCAGTTTGTGGTACATACAGACGACGGAACTCTCAATAAAACAGATTGCTATGGAAATATAAACTTCAACATAGGATCAACAAAGAAACTAGAGGATCAAAAACCGACTCAAGAGCCTATTTATTTACCGGAAGATTTGGTCCATTTTAGTGATAATATTATTGGGGCTACAAAAAAAATACCTTATAAATACAAGTATGAGAAAACCACAAATAGGGGTAAAAAAATTAGGGATATCCAGCGATACATAGTGCATGTTCATCATCCCATCACTGACGCAAAAGTGACCTCTCGCACGGTAGATGCGAGCAATCCTAGAGAAGCAAAAAAAGAGTTTGATTTTTATCATAACGGTGGTATACAAAGAAAAACGGGCGTGGGCGACCCGACGCCTTATTATGAGAGTATAGTGATTCCTGCAGCGACTGCATTTGCAATATCGGATGATTCAAACATATTTGGGAGAGGTCAATACAATAATTTATCTTTAGCTATAACAAACGTAACAGAAACTCTTGACTCGATATTAATCAAAGAAAATGCATTACTAACTATTTATGACCAAAAAGATTTCAAGGGAAATATTGTATTAAAAGAATCTGGACCCAAACTAATATACTCTAAATATGCTTCAGGATATATAGATGCAATTGATAATAATGCGCTAATAGGTACGGGCATGCTTGATGGAAGTGGTAATTTAATAAGAAACAATATAAAAGTTGTAGACGATCTTAATTCTTATGTCGATGGCTCTTTTAAAATAGAATACATACGATGAGTTTCATAACAGAAGAGTCAGGTATATGTCTTGGTCACAGTGGCGAAGTTGCGTATCCTTTTTGCGGCGAACTTGTAAGAGAGGGAGAATTAAAATATATCCTAGAAGAAGGCGGCAAAGTATTATTAACTGATACTCCATGTGGTGGCCCGATACCTGAATTTGATTGTAATTTTGACAGAAAAGTTGTTGACACTGGAAAGTTCATCACTTTAACGAATGTCTGTACGCTACCTATTACAGTGACAGGGTTCACTATGTCTGATCCAGCTAGATTTTCCTTGTTCGAATATCCATTACATAAGGGAACGCAAATTTATACCTCAGGAAATACCGCCGACCTTCCTTTTACTTTACAGCCAAATGAATTTAAAAGAATAAACACATATTTTCATCCTCTTATATCAGAGTTAACGAATGGAACGCCCGGAACTTTTGATAATCGAGTCGGCGATTCTTTTGAATCAAGGGTAGAAATTTATCCAGGATTCCCTATACAAAATTGCACAAATGATCCAAATAGCTGTGACGCATACTTTACTTTAAGTGGAGAGTTTGTGTGCGAAGAGCCTGACAAAGATTGGATGTATAATAATGAGAATTTTATAACCCCGAACTTATCTGATTTAGGTGGGATAGATGCTGATTATTGCATACCAATCACAGATCCAATAGAAATGGTTAAGGATGGCGGGCTTCATATTGAAAATACATTTTCGGGGCTAAGAGATACAGCTATTGCTTACGGAAAAGTACTGGATGATGGTGGCAGGCTTCACGAGAAATATCAAGATATCGGAATGGCTGGATCGCTTGCAGGTTTCGGGGCAATATGCCAAGGCTTGATTGACTCCAATAACCATAACAATATAAATAATTTGTTTGGGGCTACATTAACCAACCATTCATATACCTATAATGATGGCGAGAATGAATACCCGCTAAATATTAGCTATACTCCAAATAATACAGCAGTTAAGTCGTTTAATGATATACCTCATACAGGGATGCTCTTTAATGTGTTTTCAGAAGACCCATCAAGGGAAACTTATTACAGTACGGTATTTATAAATGTCGGCGCAAAAGATGTACAAAGACAATTAAATAGAATGTTTACTGCGCAAAAAGGAAATTATTTAGAGGAGGATCTTTGCGATGACTAATATATATATGGTATCTTCTGGTGATTCAGATCCTAATAATGATTACATTAATATTCATGCGTCTATGGATGCGTCAGAAACTTCTTTTGTAAGTGTTTATAATGTGGATGGAACTGGTGTCATTCAATATAATACAAGATCTGATTATTTATGGAAAGTAGAAAGAAAAAAATACTTTTCGGAAAGTAATGTAAATTTAAAGTCATCTCAATCTAGTAAATTAGGATATCCTGAATATTTTTCATGGGCTCCTGGTGGTAATATTTCGGTACTATCCAATGATGAAAGAATTGAAAATAACGAATATTTACCTTTAACACAAAAAAATGATATATCTGACGCTGATATTGAAAAGTCTAATATATTAGTGTTGTCTGATTATTATGATGATCCTTGGGTGCCAAGCGGCGCAGTTGTTGTAGATCAGGTTTATTCAACTAAAATCGGCGCCGATAGTTCTGTGGGTGATCCGCCTTTTGTTAGTTTGACTACTGGAGAATCGACTCAACCGGTATCAGGGTTTATGGATACACTACAGCCGATACTTGGACTTAGTGAAGCTGAAAAAGAGGCGGTTAAACAAAACACTAAACAAATTTGTAAATTTCAATTAAGTTCCTCTAGTTTAGAAGGCTCTGTGTTCTCTTTTAATATTGTTAAAAATTTTCTTGGCAATGATTATTTTGGAGTTGGTAGTGAGAACTTGCCGATTCAGTTTGGTAGAATAAAACTAAACAAAACCGACAATCTATCTACTCTAAGAGAATGGAACAGTATCTTTACTATCAATGACGATTGTAATGTTGACTCAATCTTCAGAGACGGAACAAATAGAGATACGGTGTTTTACTCAGAGCTCGAACAATACATAAATGATAACTGGTCAGGAAGATTAAAGGATCATCTTTGGGGTAAATACATTAATGACGAAACATGCCCTTTAAGCACAAGAGACCCAAGTAAATTAAAGAGGCACATATTGTATTGTTATTATTATTTTGGCGTTTCTGATGATATTTACAATTTAGCATTAAAAGCTTATCCTGATTACAAAGCTCAGGTCGGTATTCAAACAGTTATGCGTTGGCACATAGGACTTGGTGGAAAAAGTAAGTATTCGAAAAACAGAAGATTTATTACGGAAGAGTATTCTTATTTGCCCGCAATATCTGAATATAAAACTGTAAGCAAAGTTATGGGCTTGCCGCCCCGAACATTATACATTTATAGTGTTGCAAATAACCGAAATATCGCTAACGTAATAGGAGATGCGCCTGTAGAAGTACAAACCGTTGACCTTGATTTCGAGGCGTTACTGCAAGCCAGATCTATATTATGGTGGGAGGGCGTTGATTCTTATTTACAAATGCGGGAGCAATCACTCGAGACATCCTTTCCATCTGTGGAATTATTTGAAGAAGTTGATGATAATAACTATATGCCAAGAGAGTCCAGTTTTGAATCAGATGCAGGTAACAAGCAATATTTCGAGCCAACAGGAAGCGATATTACAATAACCGAAGATACTGAAATCTATGATTAAAAAAGAACATGTGCAAACTCTTTTTGAGCTGGACCCTTCGGCTATAATATCTTTGTACCAGATAGATCTAAAGGAAAAAGGAAAATATTTGTTTCATGCTGGAGAAAATGGATATAAAAATAAAATAATATTTAACTCTCAAGCTTACGATTTTTTTCCTATTCAAGCGGAAGGCTTCGAGATTAAAGGCGATGGCAGGCTTCCTAGGCCAACACTCACATTATCTAATCATGGCGGAGTGATATCAATGCGCTTGAATTATTTCAAAGACTTTATTAATTACAAGGTTACAAGAATCAAAACGTTTGTTAAATATTTAGACAACGCAAACTTTCCGAACAATTTAAACCCACACTCAGAGCCGGATCCTGATGCAGCATTCGAGCAGGATGTTTTCTTTATTAATCAGAAGACCAAAGAAGATGATAACATTGTAGAGTTTGAGTTGGTTTCATTATTGGAGTTACAAAACGCAAACACTCCAAATAGAACAGTATATTCAAACCACTGCCCCTGGCAATATAGGGGTGACATAGGATGCGGGTACAAAGGAAAGCCTATAGCTGACGAAAAAAATGTAAGATTTGTTCCCAGTGGCTACAATGGAGCAATGGTTGGTGAAGAAGTTTACTTTGGCTCTGAATTTGGATCAACAGAATTTGCACCTTTGAACTCTAATGAATCTTATAATGATTGGAATGTAAATTCTACATACAATAAAGGAGACGTTGTTAAGATTGTACCATTCGATTACGATTCATCTTTAAATCCAGTCGCAATTTACGTATGCATCAAAGACGCAGTAAAGTCAAACCCTATATTTGATAGAGAAAGTTGGCGGCTAGATGAATGTGACAGAACTTTATGTGGTTGCAGGCTTAGATTTTCAGATCCAGCCACAGGCGCAGGAGGAGGATTGCGTATATCTGATAACGCAAATAGCCAAGATGCTTTTTGGACAGAATCAGAAGAGGGTTTACCGTTTGGAGGATTTCCTGGAGTTGATCCTTATGACTTCAAGTAATTTCTGCGACAAAATTATAACTCACGCCAAATCTAATAATCAAGAAGAGGTTTGTGGATTAATTGTTTTAAATCAAGATTTAACTATTTCAGTTGAGCCGATGATCAATGAACATTCAAGCCCAGACAAATGTTTCTCAATGTCGGCGGCCAAATTCATCGATTTTAAAATAAACAAAACGATATTAGGTGTTTATCATTCTCACCCTAATCACAATGAAGAACCATCAGAGCACGATATTAATACTTGTGAAGAATTAGGTATACCTTATTTGATTTACAGCTTAGTTACTGATAAATTTTTTCTTTATTGCCCCGAATCTTATGAGCCTGAAGATCTTATAGGAAGACCTTACGTCGAAGGATTCTACGAATGCACCTCTATCTTCCGCGACTACTTTCACCTAAAACTAAACAAAAACATATCAAGCTATAATAAAAACTACTGGCTACCAAAAGAAGATAAAAAAGCTAATGATTTATTGTACAATGTATTAGATAAGTATTTTAATAAAGTCAGCGACCAAGATATTAAAAAGCATGATATATTAGTGTTTCAATTGAAAGAATCTAAAAGATGTCATGTCGGGGTCTATTTAGGTAATGATTATTTCATTCATCAGCCATCAAAAGCACTATCATGCAATCAAATGCTAGACGAAAGATGGCAAAGCAAAATAAAAGAAACCTACCGCCACCATTCTTTGGTGTAAATATACAAGGCAAAAGGATGAAAAAAATCTATTTACATGGAGCTTTAGGTAAGCGTTTTGGCAAAGAGTGGAGCCTTGACGTAAGTTCCGCGTCTGAAGCCATATCTGCTCTTTTTGCTAATGAGCCAAAAATCGCGAAATATATAAACAAAAAATATCAAGAAGGGGTATCATATGGAGTAAAAAAAGGCGCCAACAAAAATTTTCTACAAAAAGAAGATTATACCTTAAATACAAATAAAGATTTACATATATTTCCTGTACCAGAAGGTTCTGCAGAGTTTGCATTAAATCTCGCAATCATGGCTGTCACTACTGCCGCCAGCATGATGATTCAAAAGAAAATCGCAGAAGCAATGAAGCGTGACGATTCAACATTGGTCGCACAAACTCAATCTTTTATTTATTCTGGTGGAGACAATAGGTTTCAGCAAGGCTCTAATGTTCCTTTAGGTTATGGCCGGATGAAGGTTGGTAGTAATGTTATCTCTTCTTCTATTGTAAATTATGATTTTAATTCTAACGCTCAAAAAATAATAAAACTCGAGAATGGTATACCAGGACTGGTACCGGTTTACTATAAATATTATAATGTTCCGCTGGGACCCCTCGGATCATCTTTCGAAAATAAAACGTTTGATGGGGGCAGCGAATTTAAAAATGCCAGCCCAATATCAAAATACATCAAAACAATTCAATCTACTACAAAATTTGGATCAAATGATGGAATATATGGCACAAAACCGCCAACTACAGAAGCTGAAAAAAATAAATGGGTAGGAAATGGTTTTGCAGGTTATTATAAATATACGCCTGACTTCTCCAAGGGCATAGATAAATCTAAATTACAAAATTTTCAAGCAAACGGGCAATGGTGGCCAGACCCTCTGAGCTCTAACGTTCAAGGTTTTCCTTATGGATTGACTCAAGATTCCGCAAATAAAACTTCTTACGTTTGTGTTCAAAGTGTCCCAATGAGGGAAAGCCAAAACATTGAAAAAATATTTTACCCAATTAGTTTTAGTGAAGAGCCTATAAAAGACTTAAGAGGCGCTGGAGGAGCAGGATTATTTCCTATACAAGTAGGTGAAAGGTGGATTGGAGGATCTAAGCCAAATGGGATAGGTTGGTTTAAATTAGAGTCAACTTCTGTATATAAAGCTATAGATTTAATTTCAGAAGGTCCAATAGAGGGTTTTTCTAATAAAAATGGAACAACACTTAATTTTGATAAAGAATTCAAATTAAACCCAAACCCTTCGCCAAATGACCCAGATTTTCTTAGAAACGAAAAAGATGATTACCTTCAAGGAGTGTTTCTTGATGATTTGCAAGTAAAAGAGGTTAATTATTCTAGTAATCAGGATTCTTATAATATAAATGAATTTGACATAGATATTGGAATGGATTCCAAGGGGATTGTAGGAGGTGAATCTCAAGGGCTTTTAGATCAGCAATATTTATTAACAGCAAATACAAAAGAATTAAATTCACCTCTTTATGGCCCCAGGGCAATTAATGCAGCTAACATAAATTTAACAGCAAATTCTACTCAAGATTTTACTAAAGGTCACATTTACGATGCGAACATACAAGTAAGCTATTCGGATAACGGAGAAAATTATAAATATACGATAAGAAAAACTTTATCTGATCAATTATTAAGTACTAGAGATTATATCGCTAATGATGGAAATTTATACTACCTGGGAGATTCAACCAATGCATCCTTTTATACCCCTAATGAAGGATTTTCCGAAATCACCACTTTCAGTGGAGAAGCGGTAGATTATCAACCAGCAGGTGAATCAACTTATTACGAAAATGGAGATTTGGTTAAATCTAAAAATAGAGCTGGTGAAACCGTTTACTTTCAGATGGGGCCGCAGGCTAATCATTTCCTTGGGGTTTTTGACCCAGAAAAAAGTTATACTAATCAGAACAATAAAATATTATTTCAAAATCAGTCAGGCCCAGGAGAGCCAAACACTTCTTCTCCATTACTAAAGATAACAGGAAATTACAATCCTGGAGATAATATTAATGATTTTACCGAAAGGCTATACGCTCAATATCAAGACGATAGGGGAAACTTAATAAATATAAGCGATGATCCTTATTTTATTATAAATAATACAGAATCAGAAAATATACCAAATATTTTTGGTGATGAAATAGATATTTTGCCAGGATCTCAGAATGATGAAGATTTGAATCTATGGGAACGGATAATAATTAATAGCCCTAAGAATATATTAAACGGCGACGGAGAAGACAGAAAAAGCCTAAATATATTTCAGTTAATAGATGCAGGAATTAAGCCTAATCAAATTGATCCAGCTGAGGAGAATTATATTTCTCATAAAATAATTAATCCAAATGTAGAAGAGGTTTACATTAGTTTGCAAATTGACGAGCTTTCATATATATATGAAGGGGATTATGTCTTGGCTGAATATAGACTTGGCGAGTTTATGGCCTTAGCAATGGGTTTAATCGCTGGAGCTGGATTAGCTTCTTCAATATCAGTATCTGCAGTGGGTCCAGCGGTATCAGCTACAGGTTTGGTTTTGTTTGGAGCTCTTTTGGGTGGAATAATAGGGGTGCTTATTGCTCGCGCAACAAAATTTACGGTTGGAAGTAAAGTAGAAAATAGTGGAGAAATTTGGCCAAATAGAGCTAAATTTAGAATTAAATACGGAAATGAAGGCGAGGGTTTTTATTCTACTGATGTTTATGTATATGGAATAGCGACTTCAGCTTACAGAAAAGATATTAAAATATATTTGCCACACAATCCATCTCAGAAAGACAGGATAATTAAAGTCTATAAGTTAAACCGCGAGAGAAATTTCGTAAAAGAAGGCGAACAATCAGCAAGGTACAAAGAGCGATTCTCTTTAGCTAGCATTACTGAAGTATCCCATGTTAATTTAAGTTATCCAAATTCAGTAATCATAGGTACTAGAATAAATGCAAGAGATTACTCTAAGATGCCAACGAGAACTTTTCATTTGAAGCTTAAGAAAGTCGCGATTCCATCTAATTACAATCCTGTTACAAGAAAATATTCTGGTAATTGGAATGGACTTTTTAAGGGGCAAAAAAATAAAAACGATTCAATACCTGAAAGTTCAACCCACTGGACGGATAATCCAGCTTGGTGCCTTTATGATTTGATATCAAATAAAAGATACGGGGTTGGTAAATTTGGAATAAAAGCCGAACATGTAGACCGGTGGACTTTATATAGAATAGCTAAATATTGCGACGAATACGTTCCCACAGGATATAGCCCTAAATATACAAAAAGATCTTTTAGCCCAAGTGGGTCCAAGGCTATAAAAATTAATGAGAATTCAAGTTACGACTCAGTTGATTTTAGTAGTGAATTTAATTATCCCGGAAAAAAATTAGGGATATTTTACGAAGATGATACTTACCAATCAATTACTATTGAAAGCGTAGACGCATCTGAAAAAATTATATATCTTGACATTGATCCAGTCAAGCAATCCGGCATATGTGCAGCATCCATAGATTATCCTTTGGTTGAGCCTAGATATACAATGAACGCATTTATTATGGATCAGCAAAATGCATTCAAGTTAATAAACGAATTCGCATCTATATTTAGGGCATTTGCTTATTGGTCTGGTGGAGCAATTAACTTCTTTCAGGATGAAAAAAGAGATTCTGTAATGTTATTTACGAATAACAATATTTCTGATCAAGGATTTAGTTACTCTAGCACCCCAAAAACAAGTCGAACTAACGCTTGTAAAATAAAATACTTAGATAGGTACAATATGTATCGACCTAAAATAGAGTACTCAGAAGATAAAGAAGCAATAAAAGACAACAATATTATAGAGCAAACAGTTGACGGTTTTGGAATTACTTCTCAAGCGCAAGCAAAAAGAGCCGCCGACTTTGTCGTTAAAACCGCAAACTCAGAAACAGAACTCATATCTTTTGATACTAGCTCGATTGGATCTTATTTAAAACCGGGCGATATAGTAGAAGTTTTAGATCAAAAAAGAAATTTAGGTAAATTTTCAGGAAAAGTATTAAATTTAAACATAGCTGATGACGGTAAATCTGCAGAAATAGATATAGATTATCCAATTAGAACAATCATAGATCCATTAAACAAAGAAACATGGAAAAAGATAACCTTATACCTGCCAGAACAAAACCAAAGCATATCATCATTAGACGAAGCAGGACAAGTGAGCGATCAGGATATATTAAATATAAGAGCACCCCAAATTCAAGAATATCTAATATCTGAGATAACTGAAAATGATACAAAACTAATACTCACAAATAATACTTACAGTTACATCGATGGAGAGTTCACATGGACAAAAGCAATAAGTAATGCTAAAGAGAGAGGTGGCATACTCGCAACCATAGAGAATGAGCAAGATCAAAAATTCGCTAATTTTGTATTGCCGCAGAATAAAAAAGCCTGGATAGCTGGTTTTAAAAATGATAACAATGAATATGCTTGGTTCAATTCAGAGGCATGCGAAGATGGAGGATCCGCTTTAAATTATCAAAACTGGGCAAGCGGGCAACCTGATACCAGTGAAGATTACATATATATACAAGGTTCCACTGATAATTCTCATGGAAATTGGCTAACAGATAATCATGCAGATTTAAAAGGTTATATTTTAGATAAACCAAGTGATAGTCCACTATTTGATTTAAGGGATTCTGAAGGGGTTTCTTTCATAATGGAAGATAATGTTCATTTCGCGAATAAGAAAAAATACAAGATATTGAGTATCGAAGAATCAGGACAGGGAACTTTCAAGGTTCAAGGATTAGAATATGACGAAGAAAAGTTTGATAATATAGAGAAAGATATATCGATTAAGCCTCCAGAGTCACCAGTGATATTTACAGAACAGCCATTAGACGCGCCATCTAATGTAACATTGCAAATTCTAAGTGAAGATGTAGGTCAAGAAGTTTCTTATGGATTAAGAGCGATATGGGATGAAGTCGCAGGCGCAGTTAGCTATAGAGTTCAGTTCTTTAGTGGTAATGTTTTATTGGCAAGTTTTGAGATACCAAGCAAAAACCAATCGTCTATGCAATATGATTTCAGGGACCCAAGGATTACAGAAAATGGATCTTACTACGCCAGAATATATACAAGAGGAAGATAATGTCGTTTTCAGATTCACAACCAGTAAAAATAGCTTTATCTAATCCTGTAGATAAGTTCGGGAAAACATATCAGATTTCTAATATATTTTTAGCTGATTCTTCTTATGAACAAGAAATTAATAATGTACCTGAAGCTTATACTTTATTATCCAATTTTCATCAAAATTTAGATGGCAGGCAAATTAATTTAAAGTGGGAAATAATCGACCCACGAGATGGACACACGATAAAAACAACAGAAGAAGTATCAAAAAACCCATATATTAGTGGTTTAGATATTACTGTTTACCAAAACTCAGGAGAACTTCGCGGAAAAGATGTTATAAACAACAGAACTAAAGTATTTGAAACAGAAGTAAAAGATGTTAAGTTCAATTATTCTATTCCTGAAGATACTGATATTAGAAATTATTCTGTTGATGTTAAATTGACTGATATTTTTCAGAATCAAAACAATGGATTATTTACAACAAGGAATCTAGAGCCAGATTTTGATATTTATAGTACCTCTTTTAATAGTGGATTTTATGAAATAGGTTACAGCGGGAGAATAGATACCAATAATAATGACATATCCAATGGGTTAGAATATATCAAGGTATACAATTTTACAGGATTAAATAGTGGTACAAGCGGAATTTTTTCTCAAGATCAAGATTTTTTAAATACAAGCGTAAATTATGTAACGGGTGAATACGGCTCAGCAAGAATAGAGTTATCACCTGGAGATAATAATTATGTAATGGTTCTTGGTGTAGATGGATTTGGCACGGGGCATCATAAAGGAATTTATGCATACGGGCAATACGTCACAGAAGAGGGTTTTAGTGGGATCAGCGGAAATGCAGAAGAACCTAGGTTACTAAGATATGATCCTGAAGTCACTAACCTACAAGATGAAAGAATATCTGGTGGCGACGCATTATATTTTTCTTTTGATGGTAACTACAATACAGGAAGTAGTTTGCTGAAAACCTGCTATGGCATAAGTGGAACAGGCACAAGCTCGCAAGCTGTACGAGGGTACAATGATCCTATATTTTTAGCTAGCGGAATATTCTATGGAGAAGATGATGGTTATGGAGCACCTAATACTGGGCAAGAATTGCTCTATGATAATTCATTATATTGGCAGAGAGGATTTTATACTGGAGAATTTTACGAAGACGCTACCGTTAGTGGGGTAGATTTTACTGGTTCCGGAACTTTTGGGAGTGGAGCTGGATTTTTATGGATTCCTGATTGCCCTAAATATAGTGGATACGAGCTTGTAACAGGAGATTCTTTTGAAGGTGGCATTTTTCATTATGGATATTATGATTCTAATTATCAATTATTTGGATGTGCATCAAGACAAGAAGCGTTATCAGGAACTTATGAAATAAGTGGAATATATTCAATGCCTGCAAATGAGCCTAACAGCTATGAAATCGAATATCACACTGGACCTAGATTTAACAAAACATACGAACAGGCAGCTTCTTATTTAAACGCAATAGGTAAAATGCCTGCAGTGATACTCAACCAATCTCAATTAAGCAAAATCCAAAGCATGAATGCAGGAAAAGGATGGGTAGGATTGAGGAGAAAAAAAGTAGGAGTATTACAAAATGTATTCTCTGAGGAATTTATAAATCAAGCGTTTTTTAATGGCACAGACTTTACTGAAGAAGAAAGCCGTCCAGTACAAACAGTTAATTCATTAAATCAACTTGAAACCTCAATGGTCGTAATTAATGATGTAGGAGATCATTGGGCTTGGGTAAACAGTAGTGGAACTCATATATATAAATACGCAGGATCAGGTTACGAAAAAATACGAGAAGCAAACCTATCAATAGATATAACAAGAAACAGGGACGATCAAGTTTTATTTAGCACTGGGTATACTGGAAATGTTAAACCAGTAGAATTTGATCAAATATCTTTTGAGCTTAGCGATGGAATCATCGATTTTGAATATGATTTTATTGATATTTATTACGATGCTGAGGAAGAAAGCGAACGTTATCAAAATAATTATAACATAGTAGGGTTGGATTTATTCACTGGATACGAGCCTAACTTTGTAGCTAATCAAAATAGTTTCATGGATAGATGCGATATCAAATACGATGATCTTATTCAGCCTACCGGAATAATTCTAGATACTCAGAGAATGCAGACAGGTATATCTGTAGATTTTAGTCAAACATTGACTAAGCCGCCAAGTTATTATAAAATGCTTCCTTACGATACAGTTGGGTCCGGAGTATTAGCTGATGCTAATGAAAAAGCTGGAGGCATAGAAATAAAACCAGCAATAACAGATCAAGTATCAATACTAAGTTTAGATAGTGCAAAACAATCAAATTCTAATTGCGTAAATCTTGAATTTCAATATAATCATTTAACCCCGCCAATTGTTACTTTTGGATTAAGTTATACAGGCACTAAAGATGCAATGTCTTATTTAGGAGCAATGATTAAAGGGACTCCAACTGTTTCAAATGTAGAATTTATACTAACAGAAGTTCCGCCTGACACAGGCTACTGCTTGTATGTGCATAGCTCTAATAGCTAATTAATCCTAGCATGACCCTTGTTTCTTTCGGCGGAATATCATCCCAAGTTTCAGCGTTTTTAATCGCTTCATTTTGGTAGATTCCTTCGATTTTATCTTGCCACCAAACTTTTATATGATTTTTTCTAAATTCTTCAAAAGAATCGCAGTCTAGAACCTCTTTAGCTTTATTTTGCAATAATGATGTTGGGCTCAATGGATTGCCTTTTGATTTAGACTTGGGCGCAATAGATTGGGATGAATCAGATTTATCAATTTCATCGTCACCAACAATATGCACTTGTAGGAAATTCCTGACACATCTTACAAAAGCTCTATTGCATGCTATTGTTTCAAGGAACTTAGTTGCAAAGCTGCTGGTATTATTTAATGTAGCATTAGCCATGTCTTGAAAAACAACAGGCTCTCCGAATGTTTCGTAATTTGGTAGGAACTTCATTTGACAAGTTACAGCCACATGATCTTCTTCACATTTTATAACATCATAAGATACATCGGAAAACCCTCTTAGCTTGGCTAGTTCTTTAATGCCGCTAAGTTTTATAAGTAGTTGATGGTCAGCTAGTCCTTCTATTGATCTAGGAGTGTCTTTACCTCTCATTTGGAACCAGCTTCTATTAGGAAAAAGATGCTCTTCTCCTACCATGGCTCTCCAGTTTATTGATCCATCTTCATTGAATTCATATTCAACGTTTTTAAGTAAACCATTCTCATCCCTTACGAAAAGATTGGGGCCAGTTGAATTATCTATTTCAGTCTTTTTTGTCTTCGGCATAATTGTATATGTTTAAGTGTTCTACTTCTTCCCAAAATTCATCTGAATCTATAGCTTTTTGATGGTCTTCTGTTTTTTCTATTCCTGATTTCCATGCTGCTTTGCTGTAGTATTCTTTATTATTTGAGATCAATGTTTTATTACTATGATAGAACGTATTATCACACAATTCCGAAATAAAGTCAAGATCTTTTTTATTAGGGGTAGAATACTCTTCGACAACTAAATCAAAGAACTCCATTCTAATATCTGAAATTAGATCTTTATATTTACAAATTAAATTATATTTTAAACCTATTTGTGTTAAAAAGTCTAGGTAATCTTTTTTGATTGTGCCTTTATCCATGAATATTGTCATTCCTGCAATGTTTTTTCTGTTTTCATAGATAACGTTGGGATCAATTTTGTCGTCAATCATGAGGTTGACTTTATATTTCATCCAATGCTCAAGAGACTCAGGAAGAAGTTCGTAATCGCATCTGAGATTGATAACGGTTTCAGGCTTAAAGTCGGCGGCTGGAACAAAGTCAGGCACAACTTCTGTAACTTTATTATTATAATATTTGCCGATGTTTATTGTCTCATAAGAGTCTAGATTAAAATCAATATTTAAAACAGACAAAATGTATTTAGCTATATCTTCTGGCGCAATTTCATTGATTCTTTTAATCGCCTCATTAGGATTAAACGAAGGCTTAATTTCAGAGAAGTCCGGGGTTAGCTTTATAGACTTGGATTGTTTATTCCAAACTTGCGCCGAACATTCAGGGTAAGAGTTTCCGTATAGAATGATTGAGTTGATATCAAAAGCGCTTGCGATGTGAGATATAAAAGTGTCTGGGCCAAAGTGCAACTTAGAATTTTTAATTATATATGCCATTTGTTTTAGGCTAACCCCTAATATAGAGCAGTCAACACATTTCAAAGGTAAATCTTCTGCGCCCCCAACCTGTACAACATCAATATTATTTTCTTTTAATTTATGTCTTATGAGTTCAAAAACAATAACCCAATGATCATAGTTTTTAGATGTAAACTTTTTGTTATCAGTATTGATTGTGATATAATTGTCACTCGGTACAGGATAGAAGTGTTCAGATATAACTGGTTGCCCTATTTTTACTCCTAGGCATTTGGCGTATTCTTCGATAGCGTGACTCATGATTGATTATAAAGTTCTAAGGCTGTTACATCTTTTCCATTGTGAACGTAATTCACGCTCTTTTGCGTAGAGACTGTCGGCATATAAGCGACTTGAAAATAACCCGTATGATCTGACTTACCCTCTAGAAAAAACAAACTATCCATACTAGGCGAATAAGGTATCAATTGATGAATAGCAGGATTATCTTCAATCAAACTATAAAAATCAGGATTAGTGATTACATATAAATTATGATCAGGATAAAGTTGTTTAAGGTTTTCGAGTAAAGAATTAACCAAAATAACATCTGATGCGGCCATTGGAATGACTACAGCTACTCTTTTATCAGCACCTTCATCATCTAAATATTCTTCGATTACATTAGTTTGATTAACTTCGTCATTATTTTTTTGAGCAACCTGTTTGAAGTATTTCAATACATCTTCCCTGCTTCTTCCTTTCGATATTTCATTCATCCAATATTTGTGACCATCATCACTAGTTGGATCACATTCAACATTTAAAATGTTTGTGTATAAATCAACCAGCCAATCTGAATCAGACTCTATATGAGGAGGGTCATAATCAGGGTTTTTAAGTTTTTCGGAAAAGTCAAAATCCCAATCTACCTCTGGCAGATCATCTATGAATTTTTCAAGTTTCCCACCAACCACTTTCGGTGAATAATTATTCAGAACAAACTGCCTAGCTCTCCTTCCGAACTCTTTCTTTTTTGAGTCTTTCATTTTGTAAACTTTATTTAATTGTTTACAGATGCTAGAGGGGAATGTACTTGCTTTTATAAATTGTGTTCCTGGTTCGCGATATTCCGCCCATTCCAGAGGAAAGCCGCCGCTCTCGCTTGTTACGTGTTCTTCTCCACAGCTATAATTTGTTACAAGAGTAATAAGCTCGGTTAGTTTAGCCTCCTGAATAGGTATCTCTTGTCCGCCGCTAGTAAAAGGGTGACAATATACATCCATCAGGTTATAGATTTCATTGAGTTGATTCTCGGAAACACCTGCGGTAACATTTATGGTATTTACAGTTTTTGAACTTTTACAAAACTTGCAGTCAAGTTCTTGACCAGCAAAAGGTTTAACCTCGAAGTTCTTGCATTTCTTGCAGAAATAAGTAGTCAAAATATCAGAGGGATTAATGTTTTTTTCTTTTATTAATCTCTTGATGTCCCATCCTTCTGCCCAATTCGTATGCAATAGTAATTTCGTATCAAGAGAAGGGTTCTGCTTTTTAAACTGAACAAATCCATCGAGTAAGTTTGGTACGCTTTTCCTTAATTGATTACGAAAAACAAAACCAATAACAAAACAATCTTGAGCTATACCGTAGGCATTTCTAGATGTTAACTTAAATTCATCTGAAAGTTTGAAGAAGTTTTGATCTTCAACTATTCCATGCATAGTCTTCACATGGGCATGCCCGAGTTTACCCATTTCTCTTTCAGCGAAACCGGCCCAAGTAAAATAATTTTTTATATGAGGCGCAGCTTCTACAGCTAACGGTAATATTGGTTCAGAGTCCAAAGTTGTCCAGACTGCGCAATGCATTTTATTCCACCATTTCCTCTCCCAATATTTATTAAAAGCCCAAATATCTTCGGCGCCAATATAAATGTCGGGTTGAATTTCTTTGATTAGTTCATCAATCATTTCAGAACCATAACCTGCAGCTCTTGCGAGACCTTGGTCTTGATTGATTTTTTGCATTCTAGCTTTATCGTCAGGAAGCGTTCCGAAGCATTTCCATGGTAATTTAGATAAGGAAGGATGTGACTTCGAGAAACCGTTACATGCTTCAATTATTTCATACTTACCTGTCTTATACAAATAGCTTAAAACATTTTTGCAATTTTTGCCAAACCCAGTAAATGCTTTACTATGGTTACTGTGAAATAATATTTTTTTCTTCTTAGGCATCGAAGGGTTCTGTATAGGACTTATTGAATCTGTGTTGATAGATTTTATTTAATAGTAACTTTAGAAATGAAACTACGCATTCGCATTCTCCCGGTTCAAGGGAAAGCTTGAAACTATTACCTCCCGACTTAGATATCGTCATACCAAAAGCCGGAACTGTTTGTTTTGATTCTGAGAATTCTTTAGTTTTAGGATTATAACTTTTGATCGTAGCTACTTTATCCCAAGGTGTGAATTTGATAGTGGTTTTGTTGTCATTGCTTTGATGGTATGTGCTCCATTCGTATCGTTTTTCAATGCAGTTGATAATTGCGCCACACTCAAACTCATTAAATTTTACTGTAACAGTTTTTTCTGGATTATTTGAGTTACCCTGAAAGGTTCCTGAGCCGTTATTCCATGAATATTGAGATATTCCGTTTACGAACAAAACAGGTTCACCGCTTTTTTTATCGTTACCGACTGAAAATGAAAAGCCGAAGCCTGAGTTACTTTTATTTGGTTTGTATATTTGAATACTCATATTAATCAAAGTCTATTTTTACGTTCTTACTCTCATATGTTTGCTTTACTTGATCAGGATGTTTGGCGCCATTTCTTTCTTTGGAGTAATTGTTATAGTATTTTTGTTTCAATGGATCAACGCCTCCATTTTCACTTGCTCTTTTAGCTGAAAGTTCGGCGCTGCGATCCAAAAGATCGCCCATGGTTCCTTTGCCATTCGATGTTTTGTTTACGAAATCTGCATTGCTCCATGGATCAATTGAGGCTTCAGTATTTAACTGTGGTGAAGAGTATAATCTTTTCCATTCCAAGCCATTTTCATCTATATATTTTTTTTCATCGTTCATCCCGAAGAAAGCTTCTATAACTTCTTCTGTTTTAGGGTTCTGGAATAAATAAATAGGCATTGTCTCAGATTATATCACGCAAACACCTAAAAGTCAATTACTTTTTATCTAATTTATTGGCGCCCAATTGTATTAGATCTAATAAGGAATCGAAAAACCAACAAAGCGCAGCCGAAGCAAAAGGAAAAGTAAAATAATAAACCTCCTGCTCTATATTATAAAACAATCCACCGATAAAAAGACCACACCAGAAACCAAGACATAAACTACAATTAAATAATTCTTTAATTATTGAGAATTTATTGCATATAAAATTTCTTGGTTTGTTTAATATAGATCCATATCTAAGAATCCACATTAAACCAAGGCATGAGACTAATTTAAGAGTTATCAAGCTCTTCTAACGCTTCTTGTATAACAGTTAGTTGTTCTTTCGAAAGTAAAACTTGACCCCCGAAATCATCAGTTAAGGAATACATTTCCTCTTGATCTTCAGATTTTTTGAGCGCAGGGCAGCGACCTTTTCCACAGCATAATAATACGGAATTTCCTTCTCTTTTTACATTCATGATTTTATTAGTTTTAGTATTTGGTTTACAGTGTTTGAGTAAGTAAATGTTTCTTTTAATTTAACGCCTTCTTCATTTCTTTTTTGATATCTATTCAAGGATTCATCTATGGCACCGTAAAAGCTTTCGTTTGAAAAGCAGTTTAGTTTGCCTTGATTGAATTCCTGACCTTTTTGAAAGAATACGTTATCATAAATTTCTTCTTGAGATGAGGGTTCTATCAAGATGGAGTTTTCTTTTGTTGCCCAATCTTTATGGGATGTTGAGTTTAAAACTATACTCCATTTACCGAGACAGGTAGAATTAAATGCAGGGAGGTTCCATCCTTCGGCCCCACTTAAACCGCTAAGATTAATGTCGATAGAGTTGTAGAGCTCATTCATTTCTTGGTTTGTCTTGAGGTAAGGTAGGAAATTTATATTAGTATACCGTTTTCCTTTTAAGGCTTGAGCAATTAAACCCTTCATTTGGTCTTCCTTGAAGAAAGGATTTGTTATGCAGCAAGTTAATTGATAGTCATTATTGTTGCCGTATTTTTCAGCCCAAAGATTAATAATGGCGGCGGTATGTTTTCTTTTTTCAAATTTACCGACTAAGCCAAAGTGAACCTTGTTTTCTAAATAAGTCTTTCCGGTCTCTTCGAAATCCTCATCAAAGCCAATTGGTATATATTCAGTATTCTCGCATCCGGAGTCTTTGAAGCAGTCTTGAGCATGAGTGCTACTAAAAATAGTCTTTTCATTTAGCTTAGTTAAGCTTATTTCTGCAGTGGTAGGCTCATCACATTCATAAAAAGTATAAAGAAAACTTCTTGAGCCAACAGAGGATTCTGAGCCATTCAGGTGCCACATTCTTAATGATGGATTATTTTTATCTAAGTTTTTAAATCTAGATTCATAAGAGTCAAGAACCCACTTCTTGAAATCCTCAGAGATTTTATCGTAAGCATCAAAGTCTAGCTTATTCCCTATTGGGAAGAAACAGATTTTTTGATCTAATTTATGAAGCTCTCTTAACATATTGATAGATACGTTGCCAAAGCTAAGTGAGTTTATCGGTCCGCTAAAATTTAAGTATTCCATATTAAAAGGGCATATCTGCCTCGTCAATTATTTCTTTTATACTATCTGAAGGTTTTGGGTTTTCAATTTTTTTATCTTCTTCTCTTTTGCCGTTAGGTAGGAACCTTACGAGATCTGCGCCGATGTAAAATTTTTGACGCTTGGTTCCGTTTTTATCTTCCCATTTGTTTACCTTAACTTTACCCTCTACGTAAACACAGGATCCTTTTGAGAGATATTTCGCGCAATTATCTGCAACCTTATTCCAGCACTCAATATCCATGAATATAACTTCATCTTTGGATGAGTTGATTGCTATCGGGAAACTACATTTATTGTAGTCTCCTAATTCTTTCATTTCTGGAGATCTTGTTAAATTTCCTATTCCGATGAATTTATTGATCATATGTCTCTACTTAGTTCTTTCTTGATTTTAGTTATAGCTTTATTGTGAATATTTATGCAGCCTTGTATGCTTAGGTCTAGGCTGTCTCCAATTTGTTTCCAAGGAGTCACTTTATTAGTCCCGGGATCCATGTATCTCATTTTGAATATTCTTGATATTCTTGGATCAGGATCTTTTGAAGCGATAGACATAACTTTGTCTAGAAATTCTTTGGTGATTGATTTTTCGTTTTCATTTTCTTCCTCAGGTATATCTTTCATCTCTGGCTTGTCTATCTCTATTTCCTTGGAGGATTTATTTTTTGTTTTATTATAAAGGTTTAAGCACATCCATCTCGTTTCGTTCCCCAAGTATGTTGAGAATTTAGTGTTTTTTGATTCATCGTATTTCAGAGCGGCTTGATAAATGTAATAATTTTTATCGGAAATAAGCTCTGACTTGTAAGTCGGCGTTGAGCTGGTGACACTTGGCGTATAGTTATGAACCATGGTCATGTATATTCCGCTATGACGCGAAACTAACTCCATCAGGCATTCACCTGAATTGCTTTCTTGCCTTAAGCTATCAATAAGCTCTGAATCTGACATGTCTTCGATATTTTTCATAATTGAATTTCCTCCATGTTAACATAACATCTATAGTAATGTCAACATTATTATTAGGTTTACATGAGAATACATAAGATATACGTAAGATATATCCTTAAACTAAAGTTTAAGGAATAATATTATAACAGATTTTTAAAAAATGTCAACAAAAAAATTAAAAATTATTCTCATAAGTGATTTTAACTGCGATCAAAGTCCCGGCGGGGCGCAAGTAAGCAACGACCTAATTATACAAGAGGGCTTAAAAAGAGGGCACGATATTAGACTTCATAACTATGATAGCTCGCCAGTGAATTTCTTGAGCAGCTATGACATTGTGATTAGCTCCAACCTGGAGGTTATATATCAGGCGAGTAAAAATATTTTTGATTTCATCATTGACCACCCAAATCATGTTAGACTAGAACACGATTCATGTCTTTATTTGTCAACA